GCTGTCCGGTGTGCCATGCAAGTGTTGTTAGATCTTATAGATGAAAGTTCGCTTTATTCGGACGTCGATAAGCTGGCGGCACGCACGCTTGTTGAGAGTCTGGGCCAATCGTTTTTGGCGTTCGATGGTACGTGGTTGCAAGTCGTTGGATGGGTCATGTCAGGTGTGCCGTTAACTGCTGAGTTAAGCTCCATCTTGAATCAGATATACATGAGGGTGGTGTGGAAAGTTGTTACTCAACGCCCAATTAGTGANTTCCGCTCGCATGTGGCGTTGATTGTGTATGGAGATGATAACAATGCTGCAGTTCGTGATGAACCAAGATACAATTTTCAATCGGTTGCCGTAACAATGGGTAAGTTCCGTATGACTTACACGAACACAGACAAAAACGATGAGATGCACATTTATCAAAAGCTTGATGACGCTGAGTTTTTGAAACGGCTTTGGGTTCCAGGAACGCTTAAGGTGTACGCGCCTTTATCTTGGGATAGCATCAACAAGCGAATCGTGTGGACCCGAAGCAGAGCCCCAGATCGTGTGCGCTCTTTAATATTTTCCGTTGCTGGCGATTGTCTTGAACACCAATTTGAAGGGCTAGAGTACTGGGAGAAATTTTGTCACACCTTGTGTCAAGAGGAAGAGGTCGTTGGGCAAGTTCCGTACAAATACTTGGTAGAAGGAGACCCAATTGACCAATTGTTTTCCAAGGTCGGCCCAAGTCAATTAAGTGCAGATCCCTTTTGGGAAACTTCGCTTGAAGACGATGCGTGGACAGTTTTTGCTCGCAGAAAATTGTCCACTTGTATTTCCACTTCCAAGGTCGCAAGACCGGAAGTTGCGAGGGGGAGATGTGAAAGCCCCAGAAAGTTTCAAGGCGGAGGAGTCGTACAACTCCGTCTCAGTGGTATTTACCAGCGTACAAGGTCTGGGGACAGATTGAGCACCTGTACCCCGCATTTAGACGAGAAATTGCTTACTGAAACTTTATGTAATACTTTGAAATTTTATGATACATCAGGATTGCGCGAGAATTCCCTTCGGACTATGTCCAACGGGACTGAACACCGTCCTGGTGAAATCGATGGTGATTTGGCTTCTATTTTGTCTCGTCCCACCAGGATATTTTCTGATACGTGGAAGCCAGGTTCTAATTTTTATCAGTCTACCAATATTTGGCAAAGTTTTCTGAACGATGCCACGATTGCTGACAAAATAAGCCATTTTGCCCGTTTGCGTGGGAAGATGGTTGTGCGCCTTCTTATGAATGGTAATTCAATGTACTATGGCAAACTTGTCATGCATTATTCACCATTTGCCCAAGTGGACGAGATGTACACGCCATCCACGGTGCCTGATCCTGC